GAGCCTGGTCAGCTCGCTTTATGGAAGGGTTTTATATCCCGCGACTCTTATGAGTGCGAAATTTTGGGAATCTAAAATAACTATCTGTAGTATTAAAGCTACGATCTGTTTGGAATGTTATGAATTGTTCACAAGGCAATATGTTAAACCTGGTGTATTGTTAAACCTGGTGTATTGTTAAACCTGGTGTATTGTCAAACCTGATAGACATTCTAGACAGTTAGGACTAACGCATACAGTTAGAACTAACGCATACAGTTAGAACTAACGCATACAGTTAGAACCAATTTTGGTTGTGCATGATATTGTGACATTTCATTTTCCCAAAAACTACATACCAAATGACCAACCCAAATTTAGAAACAAAATAAAAAATAGAAAACATTAAAATTTAAAATATGTTACCATTTTTCACATTTCTTTGATATCATAAAATGGAGAAAGCTTCTCTTAATCTTCTTACTAAGAATAGTATTTACACTGTTGAAAGCTATTAGCAAGCATCGCAAACGCCTCTCCGTGAAGTTATTCTTCCGACGCGAATCGTGTAGATGTAGTAAGGTACAGCAGCAGTTGCTGCCGAGGCCTGCTTAGCAAGTTAGTAGACTTAGTAATGCGGATTATTAGAATATTCTGATATGTAAAAGCCAAATCAGCAGTGGTGGTTCTGTCTAACCACCTATCCCAGGAACGGGAGAAATAATACTTCAACCTAAACTGCAATGTCGGCCCAAACCATTTTTTCGATCGACGTTCCAGAATACACACTCGCATCTCTATGTTGCGACATAGACGACAATCGCTCACGTGCTACACACATACCAGCATTTGGTAGATGTGTTTACGAATTGAACCTGCCTCCAATAGCAAAGACTCTCAGGTGTTTTCCCAGATATCTTGTAGACTCTAGGCATAATAAGGAAGCAGGGAGATGGATTACCATCTTAGTTGAAGACGAAATGGTTATTCGACTTTTCGTTACTGAGATGAAGGATCTGAAGGATTACTTTGATTATTTGTGCAAAGGATGTGACTTTCCAAAGCCACAGTGCATTTGTACTCTTACTGGTGTGACTTCAGATGACCAATTGTGTTGGATGTTTTGTACGCCCCAAGGAAAGGTAATCAGGACAATACAAGATTTGAATCGTGCAACAAATCAGGCCCATGGTTACATCATGGCATCACTTGATTACGTTGTGTCTCAATCGGGGAGAACGTATACATCCTTATTGAACGAACCTACTGAGTTTGAACCATTTGTTAAGGTTCTAGAGGATTCCGTAACTTTGTTTTATCAATTTCGACGCTCTAGAAATATCATGGACATAACAATGTCAGTAGCTTCATTCATTCGGTCTGTGACTGGTAGAAGTAGTGTTATCTTTATGAAGGATCTCCTTAAAAAGGTAGTCGATCTCTTAGGTCCCTATTTTACACTGCAAAGTGATGCTCATTGGACTGAGACATTGTCAGATATGTATGAGAACTATTCCAAAACCAAAAATACCATTCTGGCAAAGAGGCTCAAGAAAGTTTTTAATCACATTATTGCACACAGCTTTTACCACAAGTTGGGCATTGAGGTTGATCATGATCTGTTCAGAAAATTTGAAAAGCAGAAGATTAGACCAAACTTGGTTGACTGTTTGACATTTGTAGATGCTATAGCTGCTCTCTTAACCTTCATTCTTAAACAGGGCAGACAAGCCATGTTGAGTGGTTCAATTGAACCAATGTTTTTGAGCAGTGACACTACATGTCAGTGGTTTGTCAAAGCTAAAAAACTCAAAGCAGATTATGAGTTTCTCAACAACCCTAGTGCAGTTGGCATTCAAATCCACAAGTACTTGCACGACCTGGATACAGCTATTTCTGAGGGACAGTGTATAAACAAGTTTCAGGATAATGAAACCATAGATAAAAGGGCAGTTTCTGGTATCGTTACAGAGCTGGAATCAATGCGAAAACGATACTTGTCAGTTCTGGCTGCTTCTGCTGTAAGAAAGCAACCATTGGGAGTTGTTTTGTATGGCTCACCAGGAGTTGGCAAGTCTGCTGTTATGGAAATGCTCTACAACTATGATTGTTTGATTCGTGGTCGAGATCCTAATCCAATTTTCAAATATCAAGTTCCTTCTGACAGTGATCATTTTGATAATTACCGCTCGTGGTACCATACCATTGTTTTGGACGATGCTGGGCAACACTCCCCATCAAAAATTAATGGTGTTGATCCATCAACAGGTATGGTTATTCGAATTGCAAACAATCAATCATTTTGTCCACCACAAGCATCTTTAGAAGACAAGGGGAAAACCCCAATGTTGGTTGATCTAATGTTTGTTACCACCAATGTTCTTGATTTGAACTTACCAATCTATTATCCAAAATCTTACGCTCCAATGCGTCGATTGAAAGTTCATATAGAACCTATAGTCAAACCCGAATTTTGCAAGGAAAATGGGAAAGACATTGACCCCAATAAGGCCATTGGGAGGGGAACTTATGATGACTTTTGGTATTTCAAGGTGAGAGTTCCAGTTGATAAGGGTATGATGATAGGCGAGTTTCAAGAGATTGAGTACCCTAATGGACAAAAGTATTTTACATCAACTCAGCAATTGCTTGAATGGTTCAAACCGATTTCAGATGAACATGACCGACAACAGAGACAATTTCTCAGCAATATTGCTAAATATGCGGGAGCTAAATTGTGTGAATGTTCTTTACCAGAACAAATTTGTGAGTGTCCAAAAACACAGGGACTACGACGTAGAGCTAATGGGGAGATATATTACACTCCTAGTGACTCAAGTGAGGATTTGGATCCATCAGAATGTGGCTTCAGTTTTTGTGACAGTGATTCTTCGGAGAAGGAAGATCTCCACAGGGAGTGGAGGAGTAATGACAAATCACGCCGTGCTAGATTGATATCCAATGGCCTGCAAAGGAAGTTCTTCATAGTCCATAGTAAGAAATTCTCGAAAGACTGGGTTAAGGATTATGCTTTTTATGAGCTTCCCATCCTATTTCAACATGGTTGGACTGATGTCGAGATTATGGCAGATTTTAAGGAATACTTGGATTTTAAGACACAAACTACATCGAACGAAGAAGTAGATACATTTGTGTCTATCATAATGGAATCTGTCAGAAAACAGACTGGAGTGCAACCGACTACGTTGTTGGACGCAGTAATAAAGTTTTTTATTTACTTGTACTTCCACTACACCTATGTGAGATCCACTGTAAACTTCTTTGGGCAATATGGTTGTGTTCGAAGGTCTATATTACCACTGATGCGACCTTTCTTAACACGAACTGAAAATCAAAAGTTCATCATGAAACAATTGGGTAAGAATTTAGATAACAAGCTTGGTGGTACTTCACCGCTAATCCAAGCGCTGTTGATAGCTGCTTCAACTCTCTGTACTGCTGGTTTTTTAATGGCCATGCACAGCAGGATGAAGCAACCAAGTATTGAATCGCAATTTGGGATTTTTCCCAAAAAGAAAAACGAACCTGTTGTAGTTAATCCCTGGGTTGTTCCTGAACGTACTGTTACTTCACTTGACTTCTGTTCAAAACGGGTGACTGAAAAAGATGTGTTCTTGCGCAACTTGACCCACAATATCTTACCATTTGATTTGAAGCATGAAGATCATATTGGAAGTTTTACTCAATATGGTAACCTATTGGCCATTAGCAACAATAAATTCATAACCAACAACCACTCTTTACCAGAAAATGGAGGCTTAAAAATGAAGGTCTATTTCAATGCTAAAGGTGATTTGTCCGACTCTGTGTGCCTTCTTTTGAAACAAAGCCAGATACAACGGTTTCCAGAGAGAGACTTAGCTGTCATAACCACGAAAGCTTTCCCCGCGCGTTTCAAAAATATCTCTAATAATTTTGTTAAGAGATCGTTCCATGGGAGGTATGATGGTTTCTATTTCAAGAAAATGGAGGATGGTAGCATGGTGAAAATCGCAATGCATGGTGTAGCACGAGAACACTATGTAGCCAAGATACAAGGCCAAAATTATGATCTTGAAGTTTTTAAGGGATATTTACCAGAACCTACTTCCAATGGTGATTGTGGCACTCCTCTGGTTTTGAACACTGGTTTTGGTTATGTGATTGTTGGCTTTCATAGTTTGTACCATGTGGGTGAAAATATGGGTAGTTCTGCTGCGTTCTTTTATGAAGATCTAGAAGAGATAGTAGCAGAGCAGATGGACGTGCAAGTTGACGTAGTAGAAGTCTCTCACGAAGTTCGACCAGCAGGTAAATCATATATTGATTACCATGAATCTGGTCACATTGTTTATCATGGAGAACTAGCAGGTTTCAGAGCCAGACCAAAACACCACGTCATACAATCCGAAATAGCTAGTCAGTGTTTTGGTAGAAAAATTGGTGGCCACCTGATCGAGGACCGCTTAGTTGCACCAGTTATGGATAATTGGCGACCACAGCAAGTTGGCCTTAAGGAGATGGTACACCCCATTCAGTATATGGATGAGGAAATAGTGGCCCTCTGTTGTGATAATTTCTTCAAGTACATTGTTCGTGAACTTCCTGAGTCGGAGCTAGAATTACTCCATACATATCCTATCGAAGTTGCTGTTAATGGAGCTCCTGGTATTAAGTATGTAGATGCTATCAAGAAATCTACATCTATGGGTTACCCATGGAAGAAAACCAAACGAGCTTACCTAGAACCACTAGAGGACGATAGGTTTCAAGATGGCGTCAAATTTAATCCAGAGATTGAACAAAAGATTTTTGCACGTTTGGAAAAAATGAAAGCTGGTTTGCGAGTGCATCCTATCTTTAGTTCAAACCTTAAGGACGAACCAGTTTCACTCAAAAAATTTCTCTCCTGCAAAACCAGGGTCTTCTACAGTTGTCCAACGGATTTCCTAATTATAGTAAGAATGTGTTTTATGGGTTTTTGCAGAATGGCCCAACGGAATAGGTTCGTTTTCAAGATGGCAGTTGGTCTTAACTGTCACTCAATTGAGTGGGATGAGCTATATCGATATATGGCAACTCAACCCACCAATAGGACTATTGCTGGTGATTATGCCTTCTTCGACAAGAAACTCAAGGTCATGATGATGAGGCATGTTATGGACATTGTGATTAGACTTTATGAGCACGCTGGACTATGCACACCTGTAGAGATATTGATATTTAAAGTCATTGTTCACGACATGGTTAATCCAAGTGTCGATTATTTTGGCATGTTGATTCAATTACTCGGTGGTGAAGTTTCTGGACACCAAATGACAACAGTTTTCAACTGTCTATGCAATGTTGTCTATATGATGTACTGTTATCATGTGTTAGAGTGTGGCAAGCAAGACTTTTTTGATAATGTCAATATTATGACACTTGGAGATGATCACATTATGACGGTATCAGAGTACTGCAGAGAATTTAACCACACTAATATCCAACGTGTTATGCTGGATTTAGGTGTTGACTACACAATGGCAGAGAAAGATGCAGAAACCGTCCCGTTTATTCAACTAGAAGAAGCACCTTTCTTAAAGCGAACCTTTCGCTTCTCCAAAGAATTAAATTGTTACGTTGCTCCCTTGGATGTGCAGTCCATTTTTAAAATGTTAGTGATACAAACAGCATCTAAGACGATCAGTTTGTCAGAACAACTTGCCCAAGCACTGTGTGCAGCCAATTCTGAAGCCTTCTACCATGGGAAAGTATTCTTTGTTGAATTTCAGAATTTTGTGGACAGGCTTGAAAAGTCCGATAAACTCAAGCATTACATTACACTTTTCCCACACCTTAGTTGGGATCAATGTGTTTTGAAATTTAAAGAGGCATCCAACTTGGATCCTGTTCAGGCCATCGACACTGGTCTTAGCCAAAAGTGTCAGGAGAAGGATAGTGACTGTCGCATAGTGATACCCATCCCACAGTCTATGCGAAGAGTGGATTCTTCTTCTTTATATCATGCTAGGGCGTTCCCCGAAATCCATATTGATGGAAGATTGGAGCTTGAATCACAAAGGGATGGTAAGGCCCACTTGTTTGAGTTGATATTTGGGCTCGAAAATAATGAACTTGCTAATCGAAATCTTAAACAAAACCTAAGTCAATCAGGTGAAGAATTGGCACAAAAGGACCCGGCTCTGGTCCCTCGAACAGATGATGAGTCTCAGAGTCAACAACAAGAACAAGTTATGTTCGTAAATGAACCTGATGGAGAAATATACGACCTCTCTACCAGGTTTAATAAAGTTGGAGATCATCAACAAATTGTGGCGCATTTAGCAGACTTTTTGAGTCGCCCCACTTTGATTTACCAGTACCGCTGGTCAGAAAATGGGGCAGCAGGGCTTAAAGCAAGTTTTGAACCATGGAGTGCATTCTTTAATAAACCAGCCATTAAGAATAAATTACAAGGTTTTCACCTCTTACGTGCTAATCTGTGTTTGAAATTCCTCATTAACGGCAGTCCATTTTATTATGGCAGAATTGGTGCGTTTTACCGTCCACTTGCTCGTCAAATGACTAACACAGTTCCAGCATCAATAGCTGCTAATGTCGCTCAAATTCCTATCTCACAACGTCCTCATGTATGGTTGGACAATCAATCTACTTCGAATGTTATGATGATTTTGCCCTTTTTGTATCCTTACCCATATGTGAGCACAGCTAACACAACGAATCTAGATGATTTAGGCACTTTAGAGCTTTGGCAGTATGCTGCTCTACGATCAGCTAATGGAGTTACAACATCAGGAGTTGACATCACGGTGTATGCATATGCTACAGACTTTGAGTTAGCTGGTGCAACCTCCATTGCTGTTTTGCAATCACAGCGTGAGTATGAACAAGATGGTCAGATCTCAGGACCTGCCAGCACAGTTGCTAGTGTTGCTTCATCTTTGAAGAATGTCCCACTTGTAGGTCCATACGCAACTGCAACAGAAACGGCTGCAAAAATGGTCGCAGGTGTGGCAAATTATTTTGGTTACACGAATGTACCTAACACCAGTGATGTTAATCCAATGAAGCAAATTCCCTTTAATCTAGCTTCAGCTGAAATTAGTGAACCTGTTTTAAAATTGAGCCTACAACCTAAACAAGAAATTGCTTCTGGTGCAGAACATTTTGGTGATATTGGAGGAGATCAATTGACACTGAAGAGTTTGTTGCAACGTGAATCTTTCTTGTGTGGTTCATTGTGGTCAACAACATATGCTATCAATGAAAGATTATTCACAGCTGCAGTAGCACCAGCTTACTACGAATATGTTGGTGGTATTAATGGATATGTTGGACATACTCCTCTATCTTACTTTTCAACTATGTTTGAGTACTGGAGAGGTTCAATAATTTTTCGATTTAAGGTAGTGCGATCACAGTACCATCGAGGTCGCATCAACATTTGTTGGGACGTTGGAGCTACATCATTGACGGCAACACCAGAGGTTGGTGACTCTTCCACATTCAATGTAGTTTTAGATTTGGACGAGTCTGATGAAGTGGAAGTCAAAATCCCATATACTAAAGCTAAGCAGTTCTTGCGATCTATTCTCAATTACTCTGAACTGCCAACAGCTAAGATATGGGATAATTCAACAACACCTGCACTCATTGTCAATGGTGAATACAATGGGGTGATTTCAGTTCGAGTTATGAATAGGTTGACAGCCCCAGAAGCTACTTCGGATGTTGACTTACTTGTCTTTGTCCGAGGTGGAGAAGATTTGACGCTAGCAGGACCTGTCGATATTCAACCGAGCTGGACTCATTCAGCAATTGAAAATACTGTTTTACAATCGGAAAAAGTTTACTGCTTAGGGAACTCTGGAGACGATACTGATGTGTTTCGGGAAGTTTTCGGTGAACAGATAGTTTCTCTCCGTGAACTATTGCATCGATCGTCATTGAGTTGTATGATGACAGGTCCAATAACTAACACAACTGATGGCACAACTGTGGTTGTTGTGCCTTTTAAGCGATATCCTCGCCCACCAGGCTTTTATGATAACGGGTGGGATTCTGCTATCGACAGTGGTGGCATAGATGCGAAGCCTTATAATTACACCCGCATGCACCCTATTAATTGGGTAGTGACATGTTTCATTGGTGTTAAAGGTTCAGTCAATGTCACTTTCAACCATAACCAGTTATCCACTTCACAGTCTGTGGACTCCCTTAGTGTTACTCGTGTTTCCACGGGACCCACTATGTCTGCTGCCGCAAGGCGAAGAGACTATTGGACCCAATCAACTATTGGTTCTACTAGTGACAGTTCAATCAACAGAACTTATAATCGTTTTATTGAACGTTGGGGAGAAGATGGGATTTCTGGTAGTGCTTTAACGAACCAAAAGACCAATACTGGCCTGAGTGTTAATCTGCCTTATTACGCGAATAGTGGGTTTCTCATTACAGACCCTTATGTTCAGTATAGTAACAAAGATACCATCACTTCTGGCAACTCCGATTGGTGGCGTTTTCGCTATAAAGTTCGTAAAGACCCCACTGTCAACACACTGCGTCCAAATATTATTGAGATGTATTATTCAACAGGACCAGACTTTGACGTGGTGTTTTTCTTAAATTGTCCAGTAACATACTGGAAATATCGGGAGCCAAATGCGGTTCCCTAGTCCTTGCACTGTAGTGCTTGGAACAGCTATGATACGGCCGTAGCGGCTTCTTTTTGAAGCGTACAGCCCGCAAGCTACTTTACTCAGTTAATAGAGGTTTTTAAGGAGCTTTCGGGCTCCGGATTTTACTCTTTTAGCCGTAATGTTTGTTTGCGTGCTGAGCACGATTTCCCT